TGGCCTGCCGTAATGGGCGCCGAAAGGGAGCTGGCAGAATTCCCAAGCAACGTATTGCCGAGGTTGGTCTGACCAAGCTGGGCATTCTGCTGGGCATTGAGGATCGATTGCTGGGGCTGCGAAAGCGTGGTGCTTTGCGACCACTTAGGGTTGAGCGCCGTGCCAGCATTTGTCCAAGTAACAGCCCCATAGGGAGTCTGCTGGTTATACCGGTTTAGCTGCGCATCATAATTTGCAGTCTGAATAGCCGACTGCGTTTGAGCGGCAGCAGCGGCAACCGGGTCAGTCGGCGGCGTTGTGTTGGCACTCTTTCCCACTGTGTTCTCCCAGCCACCGGCATTCGCTCCTAAGCATGCCGATGACAATCATGTCGCCTTCCGGGGTCGCATCCCTCAAACGTCCTTCCTCTTTGAAGCCAAGCTTCTTGTCAAAAGGTAAGGTAGATAGGTTTTGAGTGCTGACATACCCCGTTACTCGCCGACACTTCAGCTGGTTGAACGGGTAACTAAACAAAGCATACAAAATCTGCGGCTTGGCCCAAATCTTACCCGGTTCAGCCGCTACGTGCATACAAATATCGTGTCCGGTGAAGTGGTTATAGATCACCCCAGCAACCAATTCACCATCTCGGATGACTCCTAAAGCTTCAAAGTCATCCGTTTCCAACGTCATGCCTGGGACTCTCTCAATGACCCATCGTGCGACCGCCCATTTGGCGCCCCACACAATAGAAAGCATCAATAGATTCCTCCTGATTGATAGCCATAGTCTATACCAAGAAGCGAGCACTGTGCTTTAGTGATCGTCTTCATGCGATAACTAGCCACGTATCCCACCCCAGACACAGATTGCCAGTTGATCGTCACCGACCCCTGCGTTGACCACATCGAAACATTCCACGTACTCACGTTCCAGAAGCTAACATTAGCCTGAGCTGGAAGATTAAGAGACTGCGTTGGCTGATTGTCACGATAGTCGATATTGAGTGTCGCCGAAATGCCTGGCGATCCGGTATCCGAGAAGATGGGACGGACCATCGTGTACTGCTTGTTCTGAGCAGGCATTCCGAAGGACGAAAAGGCCGGCTTAAGGTCGGTCACAATGGCCGCGCCAAGGTCGGAGAACCCCGTATCGCACCAATTGACTGCTCCAGCCGTGCCGTACATCAGCCGGTCGCCGTAAAGCTCAAAGACATTCGCATTCCACTGCTGAAATGTGGTCCATGCGCCCGTAATTGTATTGCAGACGTATTGGTACGAAATCGTGTCCTGAACCTGCGGGACATTGATGATGATTTTGTTACCCACAGGATGCAGCAAGAGCTGCCATCCGAAGTTATTCGGGTAAGCCGAAACATCCGCTTGGATGAGATTGTCGATCTTGGCCGAAATCTGATAGTTGTTCTGTGAACGATCCGTAAGCATGGCCTTGGATAGAGGCGTCATGCCGTCCACAGTCACGACATAAATGTCAGCACCCACTTTCTGTAGGAACCGGCTTCCTGCGGCCGGTCGGCCAATACGAAAATTTCCTACAAGGTTCCACGTAGAGCTTTGGGACGGATCAAAGCCGTTGTAGACGACGACTTCACCGGTTGAACTGAAGAAGGCGAAATAGTCATTGGGACCTTGGACCGTATCCACGTTCCATGACTGCATGGCCACCAAATGACCACCCAGACGAAAGACTGACGAAAGGTCAAAGACCGTCAACGCGCCACCAACCGAAGCAGGGGGGAGATACCAAATCTTCAGCGTGTCCCGCTGAATGAAATAGAGACGCCCCTTAAACGGCGTCACGTAATTGAGAAGGCTCGTCGCTAACCCGGTTACCGGATAGCCAAAGGTCAGCGTTCCCACGGGCGCGGCCGAGCCACCGGGATTAGACAGCATCGTATAGGTGAAGGTGTTTGTTCCCGTCACCGTAATGATGAATGTCCCGTTGTAGGCCGCTGGCGTCGCGCCAGACACCGTGACCTGAGAGCCAGTCAGGAGGCCATGAGGGGTCGTCGTGGTCAGCGTAGCCAGCGTGCCAACATTGGTAATCGATGTGATAGCAACGCCCGTTCCATCCGTCCAGCGCGTCCATGCCGTGCCGTTGTAAATCTGGCCGCTACTCAGACCATCGACAGCCACAAGAAACTGGCCACCGGGTGTGCCGAAGTTCGTATAGCTCCACCGAGAACTAGCCACGCCCACAGTCTGGATTAGGGTGGCAGGACCTTGCGCGGTGCAGTCGTAAAAACTCGTGCCAGCCGCTGCAAAAAGCTGAACGCCTGTCAGACCATTGTAAGCAAACAGCGTTTCAACGTTGCCCGTAATGCCCGTGCTCCAACTTACGGAGCCATTTCTAACATCGATAGTCGTTGGCGTAGGAAACCAGTTGACCATGACAATGGCATCGGTGGGCGGCATAGCGGCGATGGAGTCGCGCGCATTCAGGCCGCCAATCGGGGCCGGGACTGACGACGTTGCAAGAACGTTCTGTCGGTTAGGACGCCTGATCATGGCACCCCAAATCCGGTATCCGGCACGTTGTTTGGCTCGAGCAGACGGAACCCTGGGGCGCTTGAATTGATCGAAATGTTGGTCGACGTCGCTTGGTTGGCCTTATAGCGGTCGATGGACCGATCCCAGTCCTGCCATTCCTGATCGTAGTCAAGACCCTTAGCGCGGCGGAAGCGCCATTTCAGGCCAAGGATGAAGGTGTCATCGTCCAAAAGGTAGGTGTCTGTATCAGACGTCCAGCGTGGCTGAGTCTGATAGGACGAATTCATGCACCAGTTGCACGAGTAGTACTCGTAAACCAGTTCATTGGAGTCATACGGCACGGGATTGATCACGAACTGATCGTTCATGATGCGGAAGCGACGGCGCGGACCAGCGGGCTGAAGCCCCGATAACAAGACCTGCCACTGTGCAGGCGTCAGAGGCCCGAGAATCTGCCAACGATAGGATCGATCCCACATCGTCGACGGAATGAGCTTATCCACGTCGAAAGGCATTGCATAGGCCTCTTGGCCAACTGCCATTTCGATATTGCTATTGCTGTTAGCGGCAACCTGATTAACCACAAAATGCGTCGAATCGATCACCTGTACGACTTTAGTAGGATAGGGGAAATCTGTTGAGTTACTACCGCCCGAATTGGAGATAACCCAGCCAACCTGCGGCGGTTGAGTGCCAGGCGTAGTAATGGTGATTAGCGCTGATCCTGCGGTGTAAGAAACAAACATCAGTCCCGTTGACTGGACAGGAAAGGTATATTCACGGCGAAGCGCCTGCCATCCATAATCCCTGGTCGCCATTTTATAGGTTTCATAACCCTCTCTCTGAGCTAGAGAAAGAAGCTGGATAACCTGTTGGTCTGAGTTTCCAAAGATCGTAAATGGGATAGATAGGCCAACTTCCGAACAAGCCTGCTGGACCATCTGCAAGAGTGTAAGCTTGGACGGATTAGGGGCTTGAGCAGGTAGTTGTAGAACAATCGTCATCGAATACGCCTTGCTCTAATGAATCCTTGAGAATTTACCGTTCCACCAGAGCTAGATGTCTGCCCCACAAGAAAGACGGTTGTAGTGGCGGAAAGAGAGATACGTTGAACGGGTGCTAATGCTGATGCCCCTGACCCCGATGTAACGCTAATACCGCCGCCGAAAGTATAGTTAGGTTGCGCTGGAAGCGTCGCCGACGTCGTATTAATTGCTGCAATGACAATCGTAAGAGTGGCGCCAGCTTGAGGAAGGTAAACGATATTACCTTGGACATCCCAGTCGCCAGCCGTCAGAGATATTGATGTGATATTGGTTGGCGTTCCTGATGTAATGGACGCTACGCCAGAAGTTGACGTAACAAACTCACCAAAGCTTCCGGCATTGGCATTATTGTTCGTCGTTGTGCCAACGATGCCATTCGTCTGACTTGGTGTAATCGTCCCAGAAGCCGATACCGTCGTTGCTGCGACAGATGAAGGAGTTGTCGCTCCGAGCGAACCATTTAGCGCGCCACTCGTGCTACTAAGTGAAGTAAAGGCTCCCGTGCTTGGTGTGGTCGCACCTACCGTACCGTTCAAAGGGCCAGCAAATGCACCATGGAATGCCGCGCCAGACCACACATCGCCAACGACTCCAAGCCCGCCAGCAATCGTTTCAGCGCCAGTCGTCGGGCTGGTGCTATTGGTCGTATCCGTGACTTGCAACGTCGTCGCTACAATCGGCTGAGGCGTCGCTGGATCGTCCTCTAGAGGGACGTCCTGCAAGGTGTACGAGACATTGAGGTACGAAACCACCATGCTATAGCGGCCATTGGCGGCATAGAACGAGAAACGGCCATTCTGATCCGTCGTCAGAGGATTGGCCGTCGCCGTTACACCGTTATCGCTAAACAGAGGTGCCAGGACATTGCCAGGATAGGTATAGACAGCCACGGACGCGCCAATGATCGGCGTAATCGCTTGGCCATTCTGTCCTAGAACAAGGTCCGTGAACTTCTGCATTATTTCGACTTCCAAGTCAGGCCATCGGCGCTCCACAACTGAAACAGGTTCCAGCTAGCCGCTGCAATGCTCTTGGACGCTGCGCCGTCAATCGTTCCGCCCGAAGGCGCATAGACGAGCAGCGCATTAGCGCCATCATTGGATACCTCGAACTGATCTCCGATAGTCACATTAATGACGGGCAGCGCCACACCCGTACCGCTCGCGGTGGTCGTCACCTTAGTCAGGGGCTGGCCAATCAAATAAGCTGTGGCCAGATTAGTCCCGAGAGCCGTCACGGCAGGATCAAGGGCGCCCGTAATACTGGTGGCCTGAAGCGGCGAAAAGCCCGATCCGGTCAAATCTTTGGTACGAGGCATGATTTACTCCTTCGTCTTGAGCTTGATACCGCTTTCGGGCTTCTGAGCCATCAAGGCTTCCAAAGCGGTGATGCGGTCCTTAAGGGATTCGTTTTCGGCCATCAGCTTGGATTCCACAGCCTTCTCACCGGCTTTGGAGGTCCACAACTGGGCCTTTTCGATCAGATCGCGCGCGCCAATCATGGGCAGCTGGCTATCGGGCATGCCAGCAAGCTGCTCGACCGTATGGATATGCATCGCTTTCAGTTCGGCAATCTGCGACTTCGACAACTGCGACCATTCGCCAATTGGGAAACCAACATGGGATTCCTCGGCCTGCTTCTGGAAGGCTTCCCACTGACGCGGGAACCGTTCCTTATCACCATCCTCCACAAATCGCTTTGTGACCTTGTTGGCGATGCCTGGGTAGTAGATCGTGATGAACGGTCGATCCTCATAGATCGGTCGTCCTTCCTGCTTGGACTTGAATTCCATGTACATGGCTTCCGTCGAAAACTCGACGTGCAAGCTGGCATCCGAGCCGTGAACTGCCATCGTTGCATTGGCTTGGTTCGGCTGAATTTGAGCGACTGCGAGGTCCATTGATAACTCCGTTGGTTAGAAGAAGGGGCGGGGAAATTCCCGCCCCTTTTAGATCAGGTCAACTGACCCTGTGCGACAGCCTTCTGAAGCAGTACCACCGCCTGAGTGCTAGGCAATGCCACCGCCGATGCACCCGTGCCAAGGGTAATGCCATTGGTCGATGCGAACTGAGCGCCAAGGACCTGCTTGGACGCTACCAGCGTACCGGAGACCACCCCGTTAGCCTGCCAGTAAACCGGCGTGTTAACGGTCGGAGTGCCCGAGACATTGGTGATGGCCGGGCCAGAGACCTGGAACCAGCCCCAGTTACCTACACCGCCAGTCGGAGCCACAGCCACGCCGAGTGGCGCGCCGCTATTAGCGGTGCCCGTCCAAGCGTTTGCCGTGGTGATGATCTTTCCGCCCGACAGGCTTTCGGTGAACTGGACGACAGCGCCAGCCACCAAAGTCGCACCATACGCGGCATACACAAAGTCGCCGCCGCCGAGATTGAAATCCTGACCACGGAGCGAGCCGAAATACTGCGATTCACGACCGTAAGTGGCATTTGCCGAGCCAGGGATAGAGAACGGACCCGGACCGCCGTTATCGACGATGCTAAGGTCAACTTCACCCAAGATAGGGTCATACGCGTAATAAGCCATTGCTAATTCTCCTATATGGGATCAGGCGCCCAGAACGCCTTGCAGGCGACGGTTCGATACGGTCATGTTACCGGCGAAGCCGATCAACTTAACCATAGCGTCCTGATTCACCGCAAAGCGCTCGTCACCCAGCGGAGTAAAGAAGCGCTGAGCATGCGGGCGGAAGAAGATGTAGTTCGTATTAAGGAAATACATCGTGTTGGTTGGCGTACCACCACCAAAGCCACCGTCGAGCACCACATCCGCTCCCATGTACTTCAGGGACTGGAAGCCAGCTTCGCCAGCATTGGTGTCGTTGGTGATGCGCTGGATCGCCTGAAGCGACTCAAGGTAAAGCTCCCAGTAGTTGTTGTCCGCGACGATCAAGTCAACCTTATCGCGGCCACGAACCAGCTGGAGGTAAACCTTGTTCATATACGACTGAATGTTCGCAGCCGAAGCCGGAGCGCCGCCGTTGGTGACCGAGCTGAACGCGATATTGCGCCAGAAGGCACCCACGGTCGTGGAGGCATCGATACCGCCCACCACACCGGTAGCCGGGGTCTTTGAAACCAGCAGCTGCAAGCCACCGATCTGACGACCACCATCGGCCGAACCATCGGAATAGCAGTCGATGGAGATGTTGTTACGCATGGTCGCTTCGGCGTTCTCTACGCGACCTTCCAGCAGATCAATAATCGCCTCTTTACCCGAGTTCTGGATCATTTCCAGACCGGACATCGAGACAGCTACCGCTGCCTGCGCGTAGTTAAACTCCGCTGCCGTGAATACGTCCTGCGGCGCAATATTCAGGGCCTCATAGCCCGAATAGCGCTTATAGGTGCCGTTCTCGGCATAGCTGATTTCCTGAACGATGGTGCGGCCACCGTCCACGGTCTTCACCTTGCCCTTAGCGGACAGGCGAGCCAGAAGAGCATTGTTCTTGGTGACGTCGTCAGCCAGCTTACCCGAGCGATTACGCAGGGTCGTGGTGACGATTTCCGTCATGGTTGCACTGGGATTTTGCAAAGCCATATGGCCTCCTATCAGATTGAGTGATTAACTGTTCATGGCTTCATCAAAGGCGGTTGACAACATGTCACGGATTGAGCCGGTAGCTTTGCTGGGGCTTTGGACGTTGCCGCCCGGCGCACCTACAACGCTTGAACCTGCCTTACGTGCCTGTTGAACCTTTGCTGCTGCGTCAGCTACTCGCTTCGTCTGATCGGCCTGGGTCTGCTGTGCCGTCAACGTGGAACGGATGCTTGGATTTGCCCAGATTGCCCGCTGATACGCGTCCTCCAAGTCATTGGCAATGCCCTCCTTGAGCAAAAGCCCCATTTCGTAGCGAACCACCTCGAAATGTTCATGACCCGGCTGCGACGCGAAGTCGTCAATCGTTGCATTAACCTGACCATCTTCAGCCTGCTGGCGGAACTGTTGCTCTTGGCTGATCTGTCCCTTTAACGCATTGAGTTCTTGCTGCAATGCGGAAAGTTGAGGATCGGTGCGCGGAGCATTCCCCGTCCAACGGTTGTAGATGTCCTGTCGGTTGAGATTGTATAGATCACACATGGAGTCAAACAAGGCCAATTTCTGGTCCTGACTGCCATGACGCATCGTATACGCAAAATTAAGCAATGTCTTGGTTGCGGTGACGGGATCAGAGCCCTCGGCCTGGATCATGGCCTGATAAGGAGTGATCGCCTCACGCATCGTCTTAGCGAATGACCGCTCATCGTCCATCTTCGTGAAGCCCTGATGGATCGTCTTTTCGCGTTCCGCCCAGAATTCCTGAACATCGCGCGGCAACGACTTCCACTTGTCGCCGAACTCGCGCTTGAGAGAAGCGGGCATCTCCAGAGCCGGAACTTCGGTCTGCTCCGGCTGCTTACCGGCCTGCTTCTCGGCTGACTGGGCCTGCTTAGCTGCCGCCTCGGCCTTGGTGAAGCGGCCAGAATCGTCCCGAGCGCGCTCCTCGGCTTCGGTGTGTGCCTGCTCGATCTGCTCACGCAGACTAAGCTCCTTCGGCTCGACTACGACTTCTTCGGAAGGAATCTGGACGTCAGCGATTACGCCTTCGTTGATCTGTTCGGTACTCATATTAGCCGGTCACCTTGTTGATGGCTTTCAGGATGTCGTCACGACGTTCTTGGCGTTGCTTCTTGGTATCAGGCTTGCCAGCGCTGGAATCGGCTTCAAACTGCCTCAGCCCATTGCGCTTGAGGAACTCTTGATGCTGGCGACGGGAATTGATGACAGGAATCTCACCAGTCTTGATATCAGGCGTTACCGGTCGATAGGGCTGAATGTCCATGCTAACCAT